TTTAACTTGTAACTATGTTGAAAAGATTATTGATCCAATTCAATCTCGTTGTCAAATCTTTAATATAGTTCCACCATCAAAGAAAGAAGTTGCACAACATCTTGTTGGTGTCTTGGATAGTGAAGGTGTGAAATATTCAAAAGAAGATGTAGTAACTATTATCAATGCAAACTATCCTGATATTCGTAGAGTTATAAATACAACTCAACGATGTGTAATCGGTGGTAATCTTAAATTAGATGAATCAACTTTGGTAGAACATAATTATTTTTCTTCTATCATTGAGATATTGAAATCATCTAAAAACAAGAAGGAAAAGTTTGATGGTATCCGTCAGATACTTGCAGACAATCATGTAAGAGACTTTAATCAGTTGTTCCGTTATCTTTACGATAATGTTGACCAATACGGTAGTGGATTCGTATCAACTATTATTTTGATTATAGCGGAAACACAATATAAAGACAGTTTTGTTGTAGACCATGAAATAAATGCCATGGCTATGTTTATTCAAATTATTATGGAAATTGACCAAAGGAGGAAATAATGGCCGTAATTGATATTAATGGTGGAGATATGCCACCACAATCGCAACAAGTTAATATAGACTTGAACCAGGCAACTGATATTCAGTGTTCAAGTTGTGGTAACAAATTTTTTCACGAAGTAACATTCTTCAAGAAAATTTCTGCATTGCTTTCACCAACTGGAAAAGAAGCAATTCTTCCAATTCCAACTTATGCGTGTCTTGAATGCGGAAACATAAATTCAGAATTTTTACCAACAATGCCAAACGAATAACACACGAGGATTAACATGGCAAAAAGTTTATTTGATCATATAAAAGGCGTAACTTCTCGTAAAACAAAATGGGAAGACCTTTCGGAAGAAGATACAAAGAGTTGGAGTAATTACATGATTGCTCGTTTCTTTTCAATGGAAGTTGAATTGGCAGAAGCAATAAATGAGTTTCAAAAATACTCTAATGGAATTTTATCATCGATGGATTATTATAAACTTTTACATGATGCTCTACCAAAACACTCGTTCTTTCTAAAATATATTAAATCTAAAACAAGAGTTGAAATTGAACCAGAATTTGTTACTATATTTTGTAATCATTTTCAACTTGGAAAGAACGAGGTTTTTGAGTATATTCGTTTTCTAAAACAAAATAATCCCGATGAACTTCTAAACATACTGAAAATGTATGGAACAAAAGAGGACGATATAAAAACTTTTGAAAAACAATTAAAGAATGTAAAATGAGGAACACCAAGATGGCAATAACAGAAAGAGATTTGGGAATTAAAAAACATGAAGCTGTTTTTGAAATAGAAGAAAAGTTTCCTGTTATGACTGCTGAATTCAAAAGAATACAGGCAGAACAATATGAATTATTTTGTAGAAAACAATTGAACTACGGTCCTGATAATATATCCATGGGTTCATCCTTAGAAAGAGAAGAGGATAGAAAGTTATCACTCCAAGGATTGTTTTTCAGACTGAATGATAAAATTAACCGATACAAACAAATGATCATGTTTGGTTCAAAAGATGCCGTTGGTGAAAGTCTTGATGATACATTCAAAGATGTTTCGGTGTATGGAATCATTGCACAACTTGTTCAATCTGGTAAGTGGGGTAAATAATGAGTAAATATATTTGGACTTCAGAATATGTTTCACCTGGTCATCCTGATAAAATCGCTGACCAAATTTCAGATGCAGTTTTAGATGCTTATTTGAGTAACGATCCTAACGCAAAAGTTGCGTGTGAGGTTATGGTGAAAGACACAGATGTTTATGTTGCAGGTGAGATTACATCAACTGTTGGTTTATCCAAAATGGATTTAACTGGTATTATCCGTAAAACAATATGTGAAATTGGATATAACACAAAAGAAATTGGATTCAATGGTTATACTTGTAATATACATTTCAACATAAGTAATCAGTCTCCAGAAATAAATGGTGCAGTTGATAGAGGTGAAATCACAACTGCTGGTGATCAAGGTATTATGTTTGGTTTTGCTACAAGAGAGACACCAAATGGTATGCCTATTCCAATCTATCTTGCAAAGAAATTCATAGATGTTGCTTATGGTCTTTCTCAAAAACATTACAAGACTGATGATGTACTTCGTCCTGATATGAAAAGTCAAGTTTCTATTGTATTTCAAGATGGTAAAGCAGTTGCTGTTGATAATGTGGTTATGTCTATGTGTCATAGTGAAAACATAAATTTAGATAGATTGAAAATAATTTTTAATTCTATTATATTACCCGAAGTATTACGAGAGATACCAAATAATATTAGTGGATTGTTTTCAAAAAATACAAGATACTTTATCAATCCTGCTGGTGAATGGAACATTGGTGGACCAATATCCGATTGTGGTTTGACCGGTAGAAAAATTGTAGTTGACCAATATGGTGCTGATTGTGAAATCGGTGGTGGTGCTTTCTCTGGTAAGGATCCAAGTAAAGTTGATAGAAGTGCAGCATATATGGCAAGATATATTGCTAATAAAACCCTACATGAAAATGAGGATGCTAAACGGATTAAGGTTCAACTCGCTTATGCAATCGGTGAAGAGTATCCTGTTTCTTATAGAATATATGATCCAACAAGTGGAAAAGAATACGGCCTTGGTGATCTTACTGCTCAAGATTTGACACCAAATAAAATCATCGAGAGATTAAAGTTAAAAACTCCTATTTATTTACAGACTGCAAAGAAAGGTCATTTTGGAAATAAAGAATTTGAATGGGAGAAAATCGGTGAAACTAAAAGATTTAATTAAAGAAGAAGTTACTTTGAATGGAACCGTTAAGTTGTATCATTATATGCAAAATGATATGGGTAACGAGATAATACTTGATCCTGAAATCGTTATTAAAAATAAATCATTCTGGACAACTAATGATTACAAAATCTCCGATGTACCAAGAGTTTTTTACTATACAGACTTAAACAAGACAGAAAGAATGGTACAGACTAAAAATCTTTATGTTGGTCAAGTGGATGGATTGAAAATATTAAATCTTACAGATAGTGTAAAACAATATGTCAATAATCCAGATTCATTACAAGCGAAAAATATAGATGTGTTCAATATGATAAAACATTCTATGAGATATAATGTTTTGAATATAGATTCTCTTCTTCGTATGGCTAAAGAGAAATTTATAGGTGTGTTTTACGATAAAGGTAATTTACCCATCGTTAATTTATTTGTACCACTAACCGTGAAAAAAATGAATGTCCAGTAAAAAAGTATCATTTTCACAATATCAAATGTGGAAAGTTTGTCCTCATAAATGGAAACTAACATACATAGATAAAATATCAGGGTATAAACAATCTATGGCTGCTTTATTCGGAACGGTAATGCACGAAGTATTACAAGAATATGTAAAAACTATTTATGATAAATCAATCGTTGAAGCAAACCAATTGGAATTGGATGCAATGCTTAAAACGGGATTGAGAGAAAACTATAAGAAATTACTGAATGAAGCGAAGAACAACCACTTCTCAAATGAAAAAGAAATGGCAGAATACTACAACGATGGTGTTCAGATATTACAGTGGTTTAAATCACACAGGTCTGAGTTCTTTCAGAAAAAAGACTATGAATTGATTGGAATAGAAACTCCCATAAATATAATTCCATTAGAATCACATCCTACAATAAGACTTGTTGGTTTTTTAGATTTGGTTATTAAGAATACAAAGACTGGTGAAATATACATATATGATTTCAAGACTAGCACAAACGGTTGGGGTAAGTATGCTAAGAATGATAAAACAAAAACATCACAGTTAGTTTTATACAAAACATATTATGCAAAACAATACGGTATTAGTCCTGATGATATTCATGTTGAGTATCTAATCTTAAAAAGAAAAATAGATCAAGATGCAGAATACGAGGCAATGAAAAAAAGAATCCAAAGATTTGAACCATCAAACGGCAAAGTTTCTCAGAACTTTATAAAGAAAGAAATCGAACAGTTCATTACCACAAACTTTACCGAAGAAGGTGAATATAAATTGGATGTTATACACACACCAGAAGCAGGTAGAGATTATTGTAACTGCAAGTATTGTGACTTCAATAAATTTGAACAATTCTGTCCGAAAGAAAAAAGAAATACATTGCCTTTCTAAAAATAAATCTACTATTTTCTATTGTTTTCTAACATTAGTACATACTTATATGTATGTATAACAAATAGAGAATGTTGTGGATCCAAAATCTAAATACTCAAGCATACAAATTCGCAATTCTATAAAAGAAGAATTGGCAAACTATTGTCAAGAAAACGGATATAAATTGAGCGGATTGATAGAAAAACTTATATTAAATCATTTAACTGGAAGTTTAGGTGTTTCGTGAAAATAGCTCAATTGGCAATAATTGACCTCTCGGTGTATAGGGGTATACATACTTTTACAAAAAATATATCATCACTCGGTAGTGTTGATACATTTTATTTTAATCCAAGTGAAACAAACAATTTCAAATCCGAATATCAGAACTGCACAGATATTTCCGAAATGGAAATTAGTGAACTCAAAAATAAATTGGAAGGTTATGATATTGTTGTTTTGAACCTCAACAAATTTATCTACGATGTTGATGGTATTCAAAAAAGAAAGCCAGAACATAGAGAAAGACTGATTGAATTGGCAAAGATGTATTCTCAGTTGAATACTATAACTGCATTTTTTGATCATGAAATATACCCGTATGAAGGTATGCATTTTAATACGGTTTGTATTCCAGCATTTATAAAGTATAGTGATTACTACCTAACATATACCCCATTCTTTGCAAACGCTTTGAAGGAATATATTGGAATGAGAGGAACTTCAAATTATACTTTTCAAGTCGGTGGTTATATTGACATGAGTATCTATGACAAGTGGATTGAAAAATCATGGGTAGATAAAAAAGAATTACCATACATTTCAGAATGTGCTTACTATGCCAAATTCAAAGGTCATGGGAACTTCAAACCGATAGTAGAAACGATGGGTAAGATGGGATTGAAAGACTTGTCTGGAAAGAAATTGGTTCATATCGGAAACACTTACTCACCCGAAAATTATTTCAATCATGTAAAGATATTATCAGAACACGCAAATGTTTCTCGTAAAACTTTTAGTGATACATTTCTTCCAGACTTTGATTTGGATCCAACTGTATTCAAAGTTTTCGATAACGATAAACCAATGGTGCTTGCAGGTACATACACGATGGAAAGTATGATGGACTTTTTATCTGGTTGTAGATTTAGTATATCAACAACAAATACAAAAGTGCCGTTCTTCGGAATGTTCATTACACC